TAACAAACAAAAAAATATGGATGCTTTGGAAACGGTATGTTCTAGAAACGGTTCCAAATTTTATTGTTTTGATGATGTCTTTATTACTGAGAAATACCTCAATCCAGCTGGAAGGCCTTATTTGGGAGATTTGAAATATCTTGCTAGGGATACTATGCACCCAGGCGAAGTAGAAAACGAATTTATATCAGACACAGTTTTAGGAGAACTCGGGTATGACAAAAATCAAAAAGCTTTACCGAAGAATCAAACAGAAAATTGTTGATTGGAAGATGCGAAGAAAGATTAGAAAAAGGTTGAAAGAAATGAAAGACCGCGACCCGTTCATCTATGATTAATTGGGGAGTCAGTGCTGGGTATCATGATGCATCTCTATCTGTTGTAAAAGATGGACAGATAGTTTTTGCAGGACATGCAGAAAGATACTCCAGATACAAAAACGACAAACATCTCAATGGGTTTTTGATTGAGGATGCTTTGTCACATGGGGAACCAGATGTCGTATACTGGTATGAGAACCCACTCCTAAAAGCAACCAGAAGAATCTACTCTGGTCAAAAAAATATCTGGACCAATCCAAAGAAATATCTCATCGACCACGGATATAAACCTCGCAAGATGAAGTGGGGGAACCACCATCGCAGTCATATGGCTGCTGGATATTACACCAGACCATTTGAGGATTGTGCCACTCTTGTTATCGATGCAATCGGTGAGTGGATAACAACGTCTATATGGCGTGATGAGACTATGGTTTGGTCCAAGAGGTATCCCAACTCTTTGGGGTTGTTTTATTCTGCATTTACTGATAGGATTGGATTGAAGGCCAATGAGGATGAATATATTCTTATGGGCATGGCTGCATATGGAGACAAACATCGATTCAAGGAAGACTTGATGAAACTTGTGGACGATAAGACAGAGTTTCATCGCGGAGTTAAGTGGTGGAAACCAGAACTCAAGGAGGAGGACTACTTTGACGTTGCAGCATCAGTACAACATATGTATGAATCTGAACTGGCTTCACTGTTGTACTTTGCAGGAAACCTTACCAAAAGAAAAAAATTGGTTTTCATGGGAGGATGTGCATTAAACTGTCTTGCAAACAGGTTGATCCCAGTTTTCTTTGATGATTATTGGATCATGCCAAACCCAGGCGATGCGGGATCATCTCTGGGTGCTGTTCTAGCGGGGACAGAACAAAGGGTGGAGTTTGAGACACCTTACCTTGGACATAAGATAGAGGGAGAATATCCAAGTGAAGAAATTCTGGGGGAACTTGATAGAAATGGAATTGTCGGAGTTGCAAACGGTTGCGCTGAGTTTGGTCCTCGTGCTTTGGGGAATCGGAGTCTTCTTGCTGATCCTCGCGGCGAATTCATGAAGTCAAAGGTCAACGCGATCAAAAAGAGGCAAGAGTTTAGACCATTTGCACCTGTTATCAGGGAAGAGGATGCACACAAGTGTTTTAATGTAAGTCGTGGATTTTCTTCACCATATATGCAAGAAATAGTTACATGCAAAGACCCAGAGAAATATCCCGCCATAGTACACAAAGATGGCACCAGCAGAGTCCAAACGGTCAATCAGAGACAACACAGCGGTCTATACGAGGTACTTACTCACTGGAAACACAAAACTGGTTGTCCTATGTTGTTGAATACAAGCCTTAATATCAAAGGCGAACCTATTGTAAATGATATAAATGATGCAAATAGGTTTGAAAAAAAGTATAATGTCAAAGTATTCAAATAAATAAGTATATAATAAGTAGAACCAAGTGTAGTATAAAATGGACAATGTAGTAAAGTTTCCAAAGAAAAGAACTTCAGAGCCTACTGGATATAGAATTAATCTTTACACGGAAGACGATATAACTATTGTCTTGACTTGTTTGAATCTATCTGATGATATGGATGATGATAAAAAGTGGGTGCGTAGGGATTTGAGAACCATTGAGCCTGAGTTTGTCATATCCAAAATGAAAATGTGTTTGGACAGTCCCATTTTATCGGAAATCTGCAAGAAGACTATATTCAGAATTATCAATTCTGTGGAGGTGTTGCCGTTATCTACTCTATATGCAGAATTCTGAGATGTATTGGTGGAATGAGAAACAAAAACTTGCAGTAGTAGAAATTCCAAAAAATGCTTCTACAAGTTTTAGACACAATTTTAAGTCTTGGCCACATTTAGATACTGTGGAATTATTTAAACAGAATAAGGCGCAAGAAGTGATTGTAGTGTTTAGAGACCCATACGAAAGGTTTCTTTCAGCCATAAATCGGTATATGGATATATCCAATTGGACAGGAGATTCCCGATCCAAATACCGTCCCGATATTACACCCGAAGTAATGTTTCCGTGGTACATTCCAAATCACTTCAACCACAATGAAAGCATTTTTAAATCTGACGTTGATGTTCATTTTCTGCCGCAAAATATCGAAGTCCAACGCAGATTCTATGTGGAATATCCAGAAAGATATACATTCTTTTGGATGTCGAAAGAAAATGACGTTGTTTTGGACGTACAAGCATATCTTTGGAATAAATACAAGATAACGCCCCCTAGATACGGCGAAATCAAAGAAAATGTGGGGCCAATCAACATTATAAAAGAGGTCGATGAGACTATTGTCAAAAACACTTATAGAGACGATTATGAGTTTTTTGAATATATAACAAAGGAACGTGGATGGGAAAACAAATAGGAGGAAAATTACATAGTATTGTTTGCAACCTAAATTAACTAAGAGTCGGGAAAACAACTATGCCAAAAAGAAAATCAAATCTTCAACTAATTCAAGATTCTGAAACTCAGAGAAATCCTAATACTAGTTTGAAGATGCGAATCGATGATCTAATTACAGTCGATGCAATGACCGAAACGCAGGGTCAGTTTTTTTCTCAGTATCAATCTGGTGGAACTGCAATGGTTCTACATGGATGTGCTGGTACAGGAAAAACTTTTATTGCATTATACAAGGCGATAGAGGAAGTATTAAACAAAGGAGGTTTTTACAAGAAGGTTATAATCGTGCGATCTGCCGTGCCCTCTAGAGAAATTGGTCACTTGCCTGGTGACGAAAAGGACAAATCCGAAGTTTACATGGCTCCATATGTGACCATGTGCGAAGAATTATTCCCCACAAAACAACAAGCATTTCAACGTCTCGTTGAACAAAAACATCTAGACTTTATGATTACCTCGTTTGTCCGTGGACTTACATTGGATAACGCGATTGTCATTGTAGATGAGTGTCAGAACATGAACGACATGGAACTCAATTCTATCATGACCAGAATCGGGGTGGGTAGCAAAATCGTTTTCTGCGGCGACTTCCGCCAAACAGACTTATACAAGAGAGGAGACATGTCTGGTTTGCAGAAATTTATGGTGATTGCTGAAAATATGCCATCATTCCATACATTTGAATTTGATACCGACGACATTGTTAGAAGTGATCTTGTACGAGAATACTTGCTTGCGAGGATGAAATATGAAGACGATATGTCTTGACATTTGGTTATAAGTATAGTATGATAGTTGAAAGTTATACGGTATTGTTTTATGTTTCATCATGTAGAAAAGTCTTACAGTCTCCCCAAACTCATTAGGGAAAACTACGAAGGCAAGAGAATGTACAAGACGGATGGTGGTGTCAGATTTCCCTCTGTCACCACCGTTCTTGGACACAAGAGTAAACCAGGCATCGTTGCTTGGCGTAAACGTGTCGGTGCAGAAAAAGCAAACAGAATCAGCAATCAGGCTTCTGTTCGTGGTACAAAAATCCACTCCGTTTGCGAAGATTATGTAAACAACGAAGAATTGACTTTCGACAAACTATCCTTTGTTGAAGTTGACATGTTCAATAAAATGAAACCTCTCATTGATAGAATCGACAACATCCATTGTGTTGAAGAGTTTCTATACAGTGAACATCTCCGCCTCGCCGGTCAGTGTGACTGCATTGCTGAGTTTGACGGCAGGCTCTCTATTATAGACTTCAAAACCTCCGGCAGACCAAAGAAAGAACAGTATATCCAAAACTACTTTGCACAGTGTGCTGCCTATGCAATTATGTTTGAGGAGAGAACCGGAATTCCTATCGATACAAGTGTCATAATTATCGGTGTCCAAGACGATGAACCCCAGTTATTTGTACAAAAACGGGACGATCATGTGGACTATTTACTAGAATGTCGTGATTTATACGAGTCTGAGGTCTTGACATCTGCTGCCTAGGTATGTTATTATAAATACTTGATCGGTCGTTGAAGTGGACTGAAAGATTGTAGGACGCGGGTGCGATTCCCGCCACCTCCACCAAATGCACATTAGAACCACCTTAGCGGGATCAGCCGTAGACCGTTGGTCAGGGCGGAACGAAGCGGGAGCTAGTGTGCATCTGATGGGGGTGAATAGGTTCGACTGCGATTGCATAGGATAAACCGAGACTGATTGACTGGCAAAGCGCCACCTAAAGTAAACGCAAACGATGACGTTTATGCTCTAGCCGCCTAAGGCTAGTGGGGTATGGGTTCCACCTTATAATTCAACGGACCCAAACACACAACACACAAGGAAATAAATTATGTCTAGATCAAATCCATACGAACTCAGGTTCGACATGTTTCAACAGGCAAGAGAAATTCTCGTAGATGAGTATCACGCAAAAACATCGGAGTTGATGGCTCGTTATGAGTTGGTGGAGGGGGCAGAGTATCCAACGAATTTGCCCGAATACCCCTCATTCAAAACAATCGTTGATATGGCAAAAGAAATCAACACATACGTTTCTGATTAGTTCTGAGGTATGGGCACCACCCCAACGGGCCCACTAATATAAAGAAAGGAGAAATCAGTGGTGTTCCCAAAGATTTTAACTTGGATATTTGCATTAGTTTTGGTTCTTACTCCAACAGTCGCAGTACTGTCTGTTAAACCAATCCCAGATTTTCTGGTCCTAGAACCAATAGTGGTTTATGCCACTCCGGTTGTGATAAAACAAAAACAACCAGACCCCGAAGAAGTTTTCTGTCTTGCTCAAAACATATATCACGAAGCAAGAGGTGAAGATTTGTCTGGACAAAGGGCTGTTGCTCATGTTACAATGAACAGAGTGTTCAGTGATAAATTTCCGAATACGGTCTGTGAAGTTGTTTATCAGGCTAGACTTTCAAAGTGGTGGTTAGAACGAGGAAAAAAAGTTCCTGTTAAGAATAAGTGTCAGTTTTCTTGGTACTGCGACGGCAAGTCTGATGGGATTAGTGATTGGGAATCTTTTGATAATATAGTGGATATATCTAGAGAAATTATTTTGGGAAAAAATGGTGATAATACAAACGGCGCGGTTTACTATCACGCTGATTATGTCAAACCTAATTGGTCTAACGCCATGACGGTTAGTGCCGTATATGATAACCATATTTTTTATAGTGATTAAATGTCAACACACAATTTTATTGTAACTGGTGGATGTGGGTTTATTGGGTCTCATTTGGTCGAGGCTCTCCTTTTACATGGACAGAATGTTTTGGTTGTGGATGATCTCAGCAAAGGACATTACAAAGTCCCCCACAAGAATGTCCAGTACCTTACTCAAAATGTATCGGATGTTTTTCCTGCTGGGAGGTATGATGCAATCTTTCATTTGGCTGCGACACCCAGAGTGAGGATGTCTCAAAAGAATCCTTACCATACAATTAGAAATAATTTAGATACTACGTTGACCGTTTGTGAGTGGGCTAGAAAACTGAGAGTCCCCATATTCTTTGCTGCTTCTTCTAGTACACAGTTTAGTAAGAAGGATGCGAATCCATATACTTTTAGTAAGGCTACTTGTGAAGAGATACTAGAATTGTATCGATCCCTTTACAATATCAAGTATCATATGTTATACTTCTACAATGTATATGGACCCAGAGAGGCAGACTACGGTATATACAGTACAGTTGTCAGGGCATTCAAGAAGTGTGTAGAAGAAGACAAACCCCTGAGAATATATGGTAGTGGAAAGAAAGAAAGAGATTTTACTCATGTGTATGATGTTGTAGACGGCATTTTTCAGTTGTTGCAACAAAAAAGAAAACCACAAGATATCCATTTGGGCAGAGGAACCCCCGTCAGTATTTCGGATGTTGCTAAAGCTTTCGATCATCCGGTGGTTCATGAGTTTGATAAACCAGGCGAAAGTGAAAAGACCATGTGTGAGTCACCTTATTATGATTGCGAATATGATGTGATTCGGTATATAAAGGATTGGAAATCAGATTACTTAGAAAGTAAATTAAATAAGGAAGAATCGCATGCCAACAAAGAACCAACCCAAATTAGACCCAACCCAGACGGATGAGTATATGATAACTAATCAACAATTTTCTAGTGCTGTTGAATTTTCTCAACACATTGAACGCAAGGCCAGTCTCAGACAAAATTATATTGATGTTCTCACAGATTTTTGTGTTCGCAATGAAGTAGAGATTGAAAGTGTTAAAAAACTACTTACTCCGTCTTTGAAAGAGAAGATCACCGCAGAGGCTCAGAATCTAAATCTCCTCAAACAGAAGAATTCTGGTAAACTGCCAATATGATAGAACCCTTTGAAGTCTACCGACTTTATTTAGCAATTAAACTACACTTTACAACCAAGAACTACGACATTGTAAAGTACAAGGGCAAAGTCCGAGTCAAAGAAGAAACCTTCCGCAAGAGAAAAGACCTCATCTCTATTAAGAAACTTGCTCGGGATTATAGCAGGGAAGAGATTATAAATTTTCTTGTTGCAAACTTTGTATCCGGTGAGAAGTGGGGTGGATTGTTTGACGTTGATGCCGCTAGACGATACGAAGAGTGGCAGAATCGAAAACTCAAAAGAGAGTATCAATTCAAGCAGGATGTTGATAGAATCGTGCTGGACATGGAAAAGGAAAATATAGGTGACCCATTCATTTCTATAAATGGCAAACATCCCTTGACTTTTCGTCTCTTTTTTGGTAATATAATTAGTATAGAGACAATGACAATCTTAGATAAGATTTTTAACTTTGTCGATATGAACGCAAATGATATCTTGCTTGAAGATGCATCCATGTGTATAAAAAAGTATAGACCATTTGTCAGGTTGTCCGACAATTTGAAGTCCTCAGCCGACCCTCTGAAAGATGTTATAAATAAGGAAGTACATCAATGAGTAAGTCAAAACGTTCCCGAGGAAATTATTCAAAGGAACAACGTATTCATCGGGTTTCTAGTGAAGGTAAAACTAGACTTGACAAATACAAACATCTAGTGTATGATGAAGATGTATATGATAGTGATGAGTTCGTCGAATCACTAACAGCAAAAAGCAAAATATACAGTAAACAAGAACCCAAATAAATCGCATAAAGGAAAAAACTATGTCTGCAAATTCACTTTCTGATCTCCGTAAGAGTCGTGGCAGTTTCGATACTTTGCTTAAGCAAGTTGAGAAAATGTCAACCACTACCACAGAATCCAATGATACCGGCAAAGAGTGGAAACTCTCTGTTGATAAGGCTGGAAATGGTTCTGCCGTAATTCGCTTCCTTCCCCCCTCCAAGGGTGAGGAGAGTTATTGGGTACGTCTTTGGACACACGGTTTCCAAGGCCCTATGGGTAAGTGGTATATCGAAAACTCTCTTACTACTCTGAACCAACCCGATCCTGTTTCAGAACTCAACACAAAACTCTGGAACACTGGTGCGGATGCTGATAAGGAGACTGCTCGTAAACAGAAGCGCCGTCTTTCTTATTACTCTAACATTCTTGTTGTGAGTGATCCTGCCAACCCAGAAAACGAAGGTAAAGTTTTCTTGTATCGTTACGGTCAGAAAATCTTTGAGATGGTTCAAGATGTAATCAAACCAGAACTTCCTACCGAAGACCCCATCAATCCTTTTGATCCGTGGGAAGGTGTGGACTTTGCGCTCCTCGCAAGGAATGTTGCTGGTTATCGGAATTACGATAAGTCTAAGTTTGGTTCCAAGGTTCGTCCTGTTGCCGAATCCGATGAAGCCATTGATGCAATCTGGGCCCAACAGTATTCTCTTAACGAGATTGTTGATCCTAGTCAATTCAAGTCTTACGACGAACTCTCACAAAAGTTGACTGCTGTCTTGGGTGGTGCTGTCGCTCCCGCACCTACCGTATCATCGCAAACCGATGATATTGAAGACGATATCTTTGTTGCGGAAACTACCGCAACAGAAACAGTTACAGTTTCATCATCTGATGATGAAGATGCCATGTCGTATTTCTCCCGACTGGCAGACGATGACTGATACATAGTCTCGTCTCCTTTGGGCGCCATAAATACTTGGCGCCCTTTTTTTATCTGGTGAACGATGCACAGTATTATTTTTGGTGGGCAACTTGAAGACTTGGGCATGGAGTTTGATAGCTCAAAGATTAGTATCAGACGGTCTTCTGGTGGCCACAAGATTGCTACATTTCTCCGTCAACAGGGATATGATGTCGAAGTCCTCGACTATGTTCACAGATGGAGTTTAGATCAGCTTAAAAAATACATTGAACCGAAAGTCACCGATGACTTTTTGTTTTTTGGATTTGGTTCTACGTTTTTTCTCAATACACCCACCGTTCTTGAATTAGTAAAATGGTTGAAGGAACGGTATCCACACATACCCCTTGTTGCAGGCAGTCAAAACAATTCGATGAAAGAATTGGAGATGGATTGGTATGTGTATGGGTATGGTGAGAATGCCATCCTTGCACTGATCGACCACTTCAAGGGTGGACCAGAACCCATTCATGCAAACAGGATGATAAACTGTTACGTCAATTACAAGTCTTTTCCCCTAGATGATCTCACGGTGTCATACAAGGATACCGACCACATAACTCCCAGAGAAATTCTTTTGTTAGAGTTTGCCCGTGGTTGCAAATTCAAATGTAAGTTTTGCAGTTTCCCCGTTCTAGGTGTCAAGGGCGATTACTCTCGCACGGCTCAAAGTGTGTACGATGAGATGCTGGAGAACTATGATAAGTGGGGTACGGAACACTACATTGTACTTGATGAAACCTTTAACGATTCCAGTGAGAAGATTGAGAAGTTTGCCAGTGTCATAGAGAAACTACCATTCACACCGAAGATGACTGCGTACATTCGTGCAGACCTGATTACTACCAGAAAACGGGATTGGGACAATCTAATCAAGATGGGAATCACCTCACACTTCTATGGTGTTGAGAGTATGAATCACAAGTCCGCCAAGTCTATCGGCAAAGGTATGGACAGTGGCAGAATCAAAGAGGGATTGTTAGAGGTTGATGAGTACTTCCGCAGTGCGGGGTTTTACAAGGGTCACATATCTCTGATTGCTGGTTTGCCGCATGAGACGATAGACACGTTGCGAGACACCGGCAGATGGTTGTCCGAATACTGGAACCAGAATAGTTATCACATGAATGTTCTGATGATAAAAGATTTGGAACGCCATACAGAAACACTGAATCACAATTCGGAGTTTGACAAAAACTGGTTTGACTATGGGTATCGCCGAGAGATTATTCCGATTGACAACATAGATTGGTCAAAGAGTAGAAACCCGTATTACAAACAATTGTATGATTATGTTGCGTCTACGGGATACTATTTGTTCTGGAAAAACGAACATACAAACTTACAAGAAGTTATGCGTTTCTGTGCAGAGGAATTTAGTGAGTATCAGGCGAAGAACTTGATCGACCCATTCATGTATGATAAATTCTTTATTGATCCCAGCGTAAAGTGGTCAGACTTTGCCACAGAGGTTCACATGGAAAGAAGGACTGAACATGTGTTGGGTCACGTTGATGAGTATATCACTAAGAAACTATTGGGTTAGTGTCGAGTTTAAACAGCATAACTACCATTTCTCATAATCGACAGCATCGCCGCACTGTCTGTCGGGAAAGTGGTTTTGGTTCCAGCGACACTCACATTGACTGAGGGTTGGTTTGCCAAGACACCAGTACCTTGTACCTTTTGATTCGTCGCAACACTTTCTCCAACAGTAGCGCCCATCATTGATGCTTGTTTTTCTTGATCTACCCTTGTAGCTGATTCTGTGGTGACTTCTACCGTATCAGAACTAATCTTGAGGCCTGGTGCCAATCTCTCAGCGCCTTCTTTAAATTCTTCACCCAATGCTTTGGCGTCTTCTATTAGAGGATCAATCCTGTTCTGTATTCTGGCAGGGAATCCAGCTCCTTGAGATTCAAACTCTGCCTTAGCTGCGGGAACAAGTTCTGGTTTCATACTACCATCTGGGTTGTACATCTCACCGTATTTTTTGTCCCAATTTCTCTGAGAATTCTGTTGATTTCTTTTCATGTGGCCACTTCTAGCGGTCACTTCTGGTCTTGCTTCTACTTGCAATTCTGGTTCTGATGGGCCCATCATATCAGCCGGAAGATTCTTGATGTATTCTACGACTGCATCCAACACTTCTTGTTCTCTTTCTGGGGTGTAATTTGGATCGTCCTTTGGGAAATGTCCAAATATCTCTTTGTATAGGTCTCTTGTAATAGACTTATAATCGAAGTATGTTGATCCCGCTGAACCCGCGAGCGCGATGGCTGGTGCGGCGACAGCTCCAGCGCCTGTGCCTGTCGCTGCAACGGCCCCGGCGGCACCGAGCGCACTCGATGCTATTGAAGCTCCTTCATAAAATGCGCCTTCAAAATCACCTTCTCCAAGTTTGTTGAACATCATCGCACCAGCTATCAGGTCACCAGCACCAGGCAATGTTTTTCCTATGAATTTTCCAATTCCCCTTCCAACTTTGGCTTTTATGCTATCTGAGTCTACATCAGGAGTAGGAACATCGGGAATTGACGCTTTGTCAGGCGCAGGCGCATCTACCGCCTCTGGGATTGTGTTGATATCGACTGGCTTGCCAGACATGTCGATAATGTTATTCGACTTGACCGCATCACCTAGTGTCGATGTTGCTTCAGCTGCTGTGGAAGCTCCTCTCACTGCATCCAATACTGTTCCAGTGGTACTAACTACACCCTTGCCCGCAGACACAGCTCCCCTTGCCACATCTGTTGCCACTGCGGCCGTCGAGACTATCGCTCTAGGAGCGTTTGTCGCTTGTCTCACTACTTTCGGGTCTGCAACCTGTTCGGTGGCCACCTCAATAGGGTTTTGCAACGAGTCATCTACTCCATCATAATTTTTGTCTACAGGTCCGCCACCCCCCTTGTTTTGGTTAAAGAAACCAAACATTCCAGCAAGAAGCAATGGCAAAAATGATTTGAGATCACTGTCTGATCTTTTTGGTTGACCATACATTCCTTGTAAGGCAGGATTATTTTTTCCTCTTCCAATACCCCCACCCGTTCCAGCAGCTAGGAGTGAAGTATCGCCTTTTATTGATACTAGGACTTTTTCAATATCTTGGAGTTGTCTTACTACAGGATCAGAACTGTCTGCGTCCGAAAGAACACTGGTTGCAGCTGCTGATGGAGTATAATTTGAGGAACCAGACCCACCGGCACCCATTCCTCTTGATGTACCGAAACCACCACCTGCTCCGGCCGCAGCTGGGTCTCCATCGGAACCACCGAATAAACTGCCTAGAGCCTGTATTCCGGCGAATGTGCTTCCGGCAGCGGCACCTCTCGCACCAGCGCCAAGTAGTCCGCCGCCGCTATTCTTGTCGTTATCATTACCCTTATTGCGTTTTTTTCTTCCGAAAAGTCTCATGTGTTGTTTCTCTAGTAGTTATTCTTTTCTGTTTTCTTTTTGAGGTGAGCAACCAACATCGAAACGTAAACTGACCTCTCCCACGGCATCATATTTTCAATCTCTGTTAAACTATATTTATGTTCTTGCAGTAAAATAAAGTTTGTTTTAAAATAGTTTTGCAGAGTATCGTGAAAGAGGTTCATGCGAAAAAATCGAAGTACCCATTCATGAAGGTATAGTTTTCTTTCCCACACGCCTTACAAGTAAATTGAATTTTATTTTCCAGTGCAGGCATTGTTTCATAGAACTTTCGGATTTTTTCAAATTGATCCGTTGTCATGTTTTCAATGAATTCTAGTTTATCTTCTTTTGAAAGTTCACTTCCCTCGTACACGGAATCATCAATGTAAATTTTATCTAGACACTCCGCAGCAACGGTGTAAATCTCTGCATGTTCGTTTGTTCCTGCAATTTCTTTCAATTCTGATGCAACTGGATATCGCATCTCTACAGTCATAGTGTCGGACACTTTGATTGTTCTTTCGTGTCCATCTTGTTCTATCAACTCAAAGTTATTCAAATCGATAATGACATCTTGTTTTTCTTTGCAATGACCACATGCAAATCTTGCCTCAATGTCAGAACCAATTGACGCTTTTCTCAACTGCATGAATACATTTTGCATGTCGAAGATGGGTAGTTTGTCACCTTCAACTTTTCCAAACGAACAGTTTGTGATAATCTGTTGTGATGCTTTCACCATGTCGAGAATTTCATTAGTCTCTGCAGCCATGACCAAAAGTTTTTCTTCTTTTACTAGAAAAGGTCTGAACTGAAAATTATCATCTTTTGAATAAACAAAAACGTCAATCAAAGGATATTCTGTAATAGGTAACGCCATTATTAAACTCCAATTATTTTAAATATTATAATCCCAAAACATCGTCGATAACTCCTTGAACGGCATCTCCAACTGCATCACCGACCTGATTTCCAATGTTCCCGAGCGCAGATAGACCATCACCACCCTTTGATTCCCACCATCTGTAGCAGAATGTTACTGATACTCTAACGATACCATCTCCACCATGTGCGACAGGAGTGATGTTCAACAATCTGGGAAATGCTTCATGGAGTTTCCACCGTGATCGAATATTATCTTTTCGGTCCAAAACTTTTATTTCTACTGAACCATTCAACGCATATGTATTGTAATAGTTTGGTTCTTTGCCGCCTTTGGGAACAACTTCATACATCCAGTTTTCTAGATAGGTTCTCGGAGTCCAATCGGAATCGCAGTAGAAGGTGAACGCGGCAGATTCTCCAAAAAATTCTACGCCGTGAACTCTGTTCTCTGTCCACATTCCGATCTTGGTTGGTGCCCATAGTGCCTGCAAGCCTGGCACAGAAGCTTCTTCACAGAGAAGTGAAGGCATTCTGTCGCCACCAACGGGACTTTTTAACTGAATCTCAAATCTGTTTGCTCTAGCTAGGTCACTACTTCTGACTTGACTGAGAAAACTGTTTAGGTCAAAATTTGCCATTTACATCATACCCCTAGAGTCTGAAAATACTGAGGACTTACTTGTGTTAAAATCTTCTACGGGAAGGAATATTGCAGCCTTCCAATCAAGTGGGTCGATCCTGTAAAAAGAACTACGCATCTGTGTAGTCAAATATCTTTTTACACAAGGTTTGACTTCTGGAAATCTGGCAGCACTACTCAATAACTCCCAACTATATCTCATCTGTGACTGAGAAGTTATTTCTTTGTCATCCAGAGTTTCCAGCAGTTTACCCAATAACTGCGCCCGTAAAAGATACGGTAGATAATGTAAATTCATTCCCCAGAATCCATCGTTTGTTGGTTCAAACGGCAGACACAATGGAAATGCATCAAAGTACGGCAACTTGTTTTTATGTTTTGCGTCATATCTGAACAGATACATTTCACCAATATCATATATGGTCTGTCTCTTTGCAATGCTAGAAGACATCGCTGTACTCGGGTTGTTGATTCCCCTCGCAACGTTTCTGACCTGATTCATATACCAATTATACGATCTTGACTGATCGTTGGAATTGGCCCTTATCTGTTCAAATGGGTTTGCCATGGACACTATTTATAAGAGATTCCCAATTCCTTTTCGGTTATTATCTTAAATTCCCATCCACGATCAAGACAATATTCCTTTGCGGATTTCCATTTGGCCTCGTTGACTCCCCATTGCGCCACCTCTTCTAAATATCTTTTTGTTCTTTTTCTTGGTTCTGGTGGTTTTGTAAACCTAGATGGTTTAATTTCTATGAGGTAAGACTTGCCCTTTATGTTCACATAGAAGTCAACATAGTATCTGTGTACTCTTTTGTCCAGTGGAGACCTGTATGGGATGATGATTGACTCGGAAGACCATGACATGACATCTGGATTCATGTCACACCAATTCATAAATTTCAATTCATATCCAGACCTATACACTATCTGCCGAGAGTCCCCGACATATTTCTTAGAGTTTTTGGGAATAAATTTCCCTTGATGCAAATCTTTTCTATATGGCATTATAAATAGTCCAACAATAACTAAACTATTTAGGTACGAGACCCATGGCAACAGAAGCCGATCTTATTCCGCGAACCCAGACCACACTGTATGACAACAGGCCAACGTCTAATAACGGGTTCAGTACAATCGAGCCTAGATTGAAACCCCCATTTTATTATAGATTTCCGATGGACATGGACACTTCAAACCGCACTGGTAGCGGTGGTGGAGTACACACCGTGAGGATAACCGCCAAGTCTGCTGGTAGCAGCAACGACATTGGCAGCGCCGAAGGAATTATAGATGCCATCGGTGATATCGCGGATGCATATGGTGCTCAAGAAACTGGTAACAGCAATGCTGAAGCATCAGAAAACGGAGGCGGCGCCGGGGGAACTGGTTCTGCAACCTCAGCTGGAGGCGGTGGAAATGGCGCCGGCGGAGGCGGCGGAGGCGGCGGTGGTGGAGGCGGCGGTGGTGGAAGCGCCAACACTCAAACGGAGGGAAGTGTGGAATTTATTATGACCAACTCCCCAGAGAATAGAATGTCTGCTCAGTGGGATGGAACCGATTTTGGTCTTTTGGGTGCTGCTCTAGAAGAGTACAGAAAAGGTAGCTCTATAGAAGAATCATTAAGAAGTATTGCAAACAATCCAGATGATGTAGCTGAATACGCCCTAAGAAAAACTGTTGCTATGGCCACTGCTGTAAAACAGTTGGCATTGGGTGGCACTGCTCCAGATGCTATTGCTGCTGCTTCTAAAAGAGTAGAAAACCCTTTTAGGGAACAGTTGTTCAAAACCATGAACTTCAGAACATTTCCCATGCAGTTTAAACTTGCCCCTAAGAGTCAGGCAGAAGGCACTGCTTTGAAAAACGCTATCAGGGAATTGGAAAGAAATATGCACCCAGAAAAGGATGGTTTATTTCTGGTTTACCCCTCTGAATTTGAAGTAGAATTTTTGTATGATGGAAGTCCAAATGATTTTTTGCCAAAACTCAATACAGCTGTCTTGACTGACATGAACGTACAATACGGACACGGCGGATTCATGACCAGTTTTGCTAATGCTGATGGCGCCCCAACTGAAATCACCATAACTCTCTCGTTCAAAGAACTCTTTACAAGAGACAGAAGTCATATTGATTAAGGAACCAAATAAATGTTTTTTAATAAATTTCCGAGAACTAGATATGTCATTGATAATTCGGCTTTCAGCGTCCCCGATCTTTTCCGCAGGGTTGCTCCAAATGAAAAAATAAATGAACAGTTTGTTTTGGAGAGGTATGCAGTGAGAGATGGCCAGTCACCCGAAAACCTCTCGTATGACTATTATGGATTCACTAAGTACTACTGGACAATATTGTTGGCGAACAACATTATCAATCCATATGATGAGTGGGTGAAGGATGCTGCCGACCTGTACGCTTATGCTTTGGATAAGTATGGTAGTGCGGAGAGATTACGAGACCCCCATCACTATGTTTTCACCGATGACAATGTACAGGTAGACTACAGTCAAGAAAATGTTGATGGTGGATTCGTGATCCCCGTGACAAACTTTGAATACGAAGTCGCAGAAAACGAAAAGAAAAGAATCATTAAACTTGTAAGAAAGGAACACATCGAAACCTTTTCAAGACAATTTGAAAACCTTGTGAGAAGTTAAATAATGGCTAAAACCGAACAACGACTAGTACCAGGCCGATTTAAGCCCAATACGATCACCCTTTCTGGTCAAGGTGGATCGCAGGACTTAAAGTTTTTTGCTCTGGAAGTAATCATTTATGAAAACGTTTTGCAGAATTGTATCTTTGCTGATGTTTCACTTGGTGATGCAAAAAACCTGCTTAGAACATTGAAACTAAAGGGCGGCGGTTCAAATGAAAAGGTAAAGATAAGTTTTCAGTCCACTTATCCAGACAGGGGCGATCCCCTAAATTTTGAATTCATTGTTTACGGAATCGAAAACAGAACACTCAAAGAGGATAGAGAACAATTTTATACTCTTAGATGTGTATCAGAGGAAGGATATAATAATCCTAGTAGGGTTGCCACAAAAAGATTTGATGGAGAACCACAGGCGGTAATACAACAAATCTATGATGAGTATGTAAGTATCGGCAAAGGATTGGATTTCTTTGGGGTGACATTTAAGAAACCAGAGTTTGTTATGACTGCAAACTATTGGTCTGGGTTTAGGTCGATGAACTACGCCTGCAAACAGAACGCACCCAATCTTCCCTATATGTTGAACGTGTTGTACTTTCAAAGTGACAAGAAAAACTACTGCACTAGTCTGTCACGAATGAGACACGTTTACAAGTCTTCAAGACTTCTGTATGATTATTTTGAATTGCTTCCGAACCTCGACGGGGAATCTGCCGGCGGTGACGGTAGCAATAGACCAGATGAGTATAGTTATATACACCCGTTTGTTCATGCGAGTTACAATGTAATACGAAATTTTTCTGGACCAAACATTAGCAATGCTATCGATGATTTTAACAATGGATACATGGGGACACTTGGTATTGGTTTCGACATGATGAAGAGATTGCCATATCACATGATGTTTGATTACACGCCGAATCAGGCGGGTGTTCCTGGCTTGCCTCCGGTTGCAGGAAACAAGGCTACTATCAAAGAGAAGTTTGACAGTTTCCATCACCTTGCTCCAGTAAATCCCATTTCTGATGAAGTGAAATTTCACCCCTACTCAAACGTTAGAATGAAGATTGGTAACCACAACCTCTGGGATGATAAAGAGTTTGGATACGAGAAAAAGTTTTTCCAAGACACTGTTTATAGGGACACTGGTGTTTCGGAAATCACCAGAAACCAAGTGGACATTCTAGTGAATGGCAGAACCGATGTTGACTTGGGACAACTGGTTTACATAAGAATACCAGACGTAGGTCCGAGGGGTATGGGTAGAGCTGAAGGTAAAGGTTCTCAAGAGGACAAAAGGACTTCTGGTTTATATCAGATTGTTGGTATTAGACATGAATTTAAATTTGGTGATGAGTTTGACCACCAAATGAAACTGGAGTGTATTAGAGATGCACATGAGGAATCTTAATAATGGGAAACGTTAGATATCCTGAGTTTTCTTGGTGGCAAGGTGTTGTAGAGGACAGGGATGACCCTGCTCTCATGGGAAGATATCGTGTTCGTATTTTAGGACACCACACACAGAACAAAGAGAAACTACCCACTGAACATCTTCCGTGGTCAATTCCGTTGCAACCAATTTCTTCTGCAGCCATTTCTGGTATTGGAACTTCACCGACAGGATTGGTTGAAGGTTCTGCTGTTATGGGATTTTTTGCAGATGGTGATGAAGGTCAGATTCCTGTCATCATGGGATCGTTTGGTGTTACCTCGCACTTGCCAAGAGAGGATGATAATGGTGATGTTATTCCCTTTGATAGAAGTCTTGTAGGATTCTATGATCCAAAAGGTGTTCATCCACACTATCGATATCCCAAGAGAAAGGTTACAAACAAACAGAAACCGGAACCAGCGGATGGTGTCACCCACTCTAGCGGTAGACCCAGAGAGACCCCAGAGTACGGTGATGACGGTGAGGATGTTGGTGAGAACATCTTGCAGGAAGCGGATTCTTCCCGTCTCTCTAGGGGTGTCCCAGGCGAACAACCTCACGTTGAAGAACATTACTCTCTAAAAGGCAAAAGAGAAAGTCGAGTCACGGACATACCAATTGCTATGCCCAACCTTGTCAGCGGAGGCACAAGACCGAAGGGATTCACTCACCCGCCGGGCCCAGAATTTGGCGAATCAGTAGAAATCAAAGACCCAGAATTTGCGGTTAGATTTTGGAACGAACCACATCCCCAGCAAACTCCCCCAGACATGTATGCTGACCCAGAGAAATCAAAGTCAAAGTATCCATTCAACCATGTTACGGAAACTGAATCTGGTCATGTATTTGAAGTTGACGATACGTTGGGCGCAGAAAGAATTCATGAGTATCACCGCACCGGAACTTTTTATGAGGTTCAACCAACTGGTGATAAAGTCACGAAGGTTGTGGGCGATGATTTTGAAATCGATCTAAAAAACAAATTGATATACATCAAGGGTGATTATACAATGACCGTTGATGGCGACTACTTCTTGAATGTCAAGGGTAGTAAAGTAGAACACATCAGCGGTCACTGTTTTCAGACTGTGAGAGGAACTAGAGTCACCAAGGTTCAAGGTAACGACGAACTTGATGTTGAGAGTACTTCTCACACCATGATTAGAGGAAACAGAAATGTCCAGATTGGTTCTCAGGACGAAAAACAAGCAACGGTATCAAATGATTCTTTAAGAATAACTGGTGATAGAAATGTTAGAGTCAGAGGTAAGATGAAGAACATCGCTATATCTGACAGAAAAGATATCACATTTGGAAACCACAGTATCAACGTATATCCGAAGTATGAAAATGATTTGAGAGAAATTCTGAAGAAGGGTGCTGAGGTTGTTGGGGAAATAATAGAAGGTGGACCCAGTGATGCATCTGCGTTGTTGGGCGCCTTTCAGAAAAGATCGAAACTGGAACTGTTTGCACAACAGGATGTTTCTATTGCTACAAACTTGATTTATCCAGACCCGTTCTTACCACTGAACCCCGCACCGTCTGTTAGTATTGCGACTGCGAGATATAACCTCATTGCAACCGCAGACTTGTATGAGAAGATTGGTCCGGTTGCCATGTTTACTGGTGCTGCGTCTATTATTCTCAAGCCAGGTTTTGCAACGAGACAGGCGGTAATCGCAATCAACAACATTCAAGGTGTTGATACTGGAATCTTCAGTTTGCTCCCAGGCATCCAGAACTTTGTGACTGCCGGTGGATTTACTAATAATATTATGTTGGGTGGTATTATCAATAATGTATTCGCTGGTGGTATTTTAAGTACGGTTGTTGCCGGTGGTATATTTAATACCGTCATCGCTGGTGGTGTCTTAAATACCGTTGTCGCCGGTGGTATTGTGAATGAAGTTGCTGTTGGTGGAATCGCGTCGAATGTTGCTGCTGGCGGTATCTCTGAAAATGTTGTTGCGGGTGGTATTGCTAGATTGGTTGAAGCTGGTGGTATTGTGGATACTGTTGCCGCTGGTGGCATATTCTTGAATGTTATTGGTGGGGCAATTACTATGACCACCTTTGCGGGTGTCGTTGCTATCACTTCTGGTGCCGCTGTTAATATTCAGGCAGCAGCTGCCGCTACGTTGACTGCGGGTGGTGCGGTTACTGCGACTGCGACAGGTGCCGCAGTATTCGCTGGTGGTATATCTACTCATCTGGGCGCTAGTGGTCCGACCACTATCACTGGTAACCCGATTGCGATTGGTTAAGGAATAATTAGATGTCTTATATACCGCCAGGGATGCAGAAACAACCAAGCCCTTCTGCGTCGAAGGACAAGGTGCCTGGGGTTACACCATCAAAGCCTAGGGTTCCAATTGAAGTTGGGGTGCCCGATGTAGATAATGAGCTCGTCGGGCCGCCAGAAGCGCCAGAAGACGATTCTATTACGGCGGGTGGAGTATTTTCCAGTGAGGCTATTGATGCACAGATCAATGACATCGCTGCGATGCAGAATCCCTGTGATGCGGTTGGTGAATTCTTTGAAGAGTTAGCGGATAAGATTGACGAGTTAAAAGAAAAATTTGACCAACTTATAGATTTGTTTGTCGATAAAGTATCCAACTTCTTGGGCGTTCCCGCAGTAATTGTTAGATGGGTAGTTGACTATGCACTGATTAAAGCAGGACTCCAGAAAGAATTTCAAAGTGAAAATATATTTATGGAAGTAGCTGGTCTGTTAGGTGTTGGTGGTCCAGGCGGAGGTGGTGCCGGTGCTGGTGGCGGCGGCCCAGCTGGTGGTGGCCCATCATTTCAAGATGAGTTGAGAAGACTATATAAATTGGGATTAGACTCTCAGCAATTTCTTGAAGAAGTAGAAAGAATGAAGAGAAAGTGGGGTGGGTTTGATCCTAGTTTGGACGAGATTCTTGATGACCCATCGGGGTGGATAAGAAACCTTGGATCTGACTTTGAACGACTCTGTAATATGATTCCAAAGTATGAGGCGGCCAAGAAGGGTGGATTAAAAGTCACAACTCCGGCATTTGGACTTGGGTTTCCAATACCACTCATAGAAATATTAGAAGAGGGCCCTTCTCCTTGGATTACAA